GGACTTGATTATTTAAAAAAATAATGCTACCAACAACACAGGTTAATGTTGGCTATGTCATTGATATTAAATAATATTGTTTAACGCTGGTGTAATATTGGAAACTGTACACTGCGGAGGATGACAATGAACACTGCGAAGGATGGCATAGGAGATAACTTTATTTTCAAATAATGTTAAAAAGTACTTGACTTTTTCATAAAAATATGCTAGGATACTTCTCTATATAGATTGACGCAGAGGACTTGTATCAGAGAGGTTTTAAGATTTTAAATTTTAAACTTTAAGCCTTTAACGACAGAACCAGCAGTGATACAGAGGTCTGCGTAGATCGATATAGATGCAGTTGATATTATCAACGCTATAGAATAGTAAACAAAGAATATTTATTAAACCTTTCTCTAAAGAAAGATAATTTGAAGAATAAGAATAAATTAGATTCTGTCGACTCTTTAGATGAGACTGCTACCCAGGTCTCTGAGTCTGGGTCTCCTGTCTTAAACCTTAATGTGACTGACAGTACGGGAACTGTACCGACTGTCAAGAACAAAGGTGGTCGTCCTAAAAAAGCAGACATCCAAGCAAAGTTAAAACCAGGTAAGCGTGGTCGTCCTGTCGGTGACTACACCAAGGCTAGAGAACTCTGTGCAAGGATGCTTGTGTCAGAGGGTGACAGGATGCTGAAGACTCTGATCAATATGGCTCTAACAGATGGTCATCCAAACCAAATACCTGCATTGAAGATGTGTCTTGATAGAGCATTACCGATCAGTTACTTTGAGAGTAAGGATGGTGGTAATGCTGGTGGTGGAGTAGTGATCAATATATCTGGACTCTCTAGCAACATAGCCAGTAATGCTGATACGCAGACTATAGATATTACTACTGATGTGGTAGAGAAGTAATGGAACTAAACTTCCAACTACTGAAGTGGCAGCAATCAGTGTTTCAAGATGACACTCGATTCAAAGTTATTGTTGCTGGTCGTCGTACAGGTAAGTCCAGGTTGTCTGCGATTACCTTGTTGATTGAGGCTTTGAACTGTCCTGCTGGTTCTGCTGTGATGTATGTAGCACCAACACTAGGTCAGGCAAGATCGATTATGTGGGATCTCTTACATGATCTAGGCAGACCAGTGATTAAGTCTTCGCATGTAAACAACCTTGAGATCACTTTAGTCAACGAAAGAAAGATACTGCTAAGGGGTGCTGACAACCCTGATAGTTTGCGTGGTGTAAGTTTAACCTATCTTGTGATGGACGAGTTTGCGTTTATCAAGATGGAGATCTGGGAGAAAGTATTACGAGCAGCACTGTCGGATAAGAAAGGTAGAGCAATGTTTATCTCTACCCCTAGTGGTCGGAATCACTTCTATGATATCTACAAACTAGGCTCCAGTGGTATTGACGAAGAGTGGAAGAGTTGGTTATTTAAAACGATTGACAATGAAACGATTGATCCTAAAGAGATTGAAGCAGCTAAGAAGACACTCTCTAGCTTCGCATTCAAGCAAGAGTACTTGGCTTCGTTTGACAACGCTGGAACAGATTTATTTAAAGAATCGTGGGTAAAGTATGGTGATGAGCCTAAGCAAGGTTCTTGGTACATTGCTATTGACTTGGCTGGTTTTAAAGATATTAGGTCTGCATCATCGGCAGCAGATAAGAGACTAGACCAGTCTGCCATTGCAGTGGTCAAGGTCACTGATGATGGATTATGGTTTGTAGAGAAGATTGAGTACGGTCGTTGGGATATTGAAGAGACGGCTATGCGGATTATGAAGAATGTGAAAGAGTATGAACCCACTGCTGTCGGTATTGAGAAAGGAATGGCTAGACAGGCTATCCTTGGATACCTAGAACAGTTGATGAGAAGGCATGGTACTTACTTTCACATTGAAGAATTAACTCACGGTAATCAGAAGAAGACTGATAGGGTGATGTGGGCATTGCAGGGTAACTTTGAACATTCCAGGATTATCCTAAATGATGAAGAAGACTGGACAGAGTTTATAGACCAGTTATTGATGTTCCCTTCAACGCAGGTCCATGATGATCTCGTTGATGCATTAGCGTATGTGTCTCAGTTGACAAGAAACATAGCAACTGATGATTTTGAAGAAGATGAGTGGGTTCCAATGGATTCTTTAGTCGGTTATTAAATAAGGAAAGAGAATGGACAATCATAGTCAACTAGCAGAATGGGTTCTTGGTCGTTGCGATTCTTGGCGAATGCACAAGGAAGGCAACTACATTGAGGATTGGGAGCGTTATGAGCGTCTTTGGCGTGGTATCTGGGATGGTGCTGACTCCACCAGGGACTCTGAAAGATCTAAGATTGTAACCCCAATGCTCCAGCAAGCCATTGAAACCTTCTCTGCTGAGATTGATGAGGCTATCTTTGGTCGTGGTGAGAAGTTCTTTGACATCGTTGATGATGACCAAGACAAGGCTGATGTCGAGATTATGAAGCGTCAGTTGACAAAGAACTTTAAAAAGGATGAAGTTCGTAAGTCAGTATCTGATATTGTGCTTCTTGCTGCTGTTTATGGCACTGGTATCGGTGAAATTATTGTCAATCAGAAGACTGAACTGATTCCAGCAACACAACCAATGCCTAATATGCCATTATCTGCCATTGGTGTAATTGAGAAGCCTCGCTTTGCTGTTGAACTTCGACCAATCAATCCTAAAAACTTCTTGATTGACCCTAATGCTACCACTATCGGTGATGCTTTGGGCTGTGCAATTGAGGAATTTGTTGGTATGCATAATGTTGTTCGTGCAATGGAGGCAGGAATTTACAAGAAAGTTAATCTTGCTCCTACTGCCACTGATCGTGACCTTGAGCCAGTGCAAGAAGATGTCGAATATCAGGATGATAAGGTCAAACTAACCCGTTATTATGGCTTTGTGCCTAAAGCATTGCTTGATGCTGCTGACTCTAACGAGTATGTTGACCTCTTTGGTGAAGATAAAGAGATGTATTCCTCATCAATGGCTGAGTTTTCAGAGATGGTTGAGGGTATTGTCGTCATCGCCAATGATCAATTCCTTCTGAAGGCTGAAGAAAGCCCTTATATGATGAAGGATCGGCCTGTGGTGGCTTTCCAGAATGATTCTATGCCCAACCGCTTCTGGGGCCGTGGAATCGCTGAGAAGGGCTACAACATGCAGAGAGCCATTGATGCCCAAGTACGCTCTCACATGGACTCTCTAGCCCTTACAACAGTGCCTATGATGGCTATGGATGCTACAAGGCTGCCCAGAGGTGCTAAGTTTGAAGTAAGACCAGGTAAAACAATCCTCACCAACGGCAATCCTGCTGAGATTCTACAACCATTTAAGTTTGGTACGCTAGATCCTAGCAATCTTGCTACCGCTAAAGAGTTTGAAAGGATGCTATTACAAGCCACAGGCACTATTGACAGCAGTGCTGTTAGTGCGCCTGGTGGTAGTGCTGAAGGCTATGGCACTAACCCTGCTCTGATGGCTATTATCAAGAAGTCTAAGCGTACTCTGGTTAACTTTCAAGAGCAATTCTTGATTCCTTTTATTACCAAGGCTGCTCATCGGTATATGCAGTTTGATCCTGAAGCATTCCCAACCAGGGACTTTACTTTTATTCCTACAAGTCATCTTGGTATTATCGCTAGGGAGTTTGAACAGGTTCAATTTATTAACTTGCTGAAAACACTTGGACCTGATAGCAAGATCACTCCGATTATCCTGACTGCTATTATTGAAAACTCTGGATTGGAGAATCGTGAGGAACTGATTCAGCAACTCCAGCAACTATCTCAGCCCTCTGAGCAAGAGCAAATGGCACAGCAACTACAGATGCAAGCGGCTCAGTTGGAATTGGCTGATAAGCAAGCAGATGTACAGTTGAAACAGGCCAAGGCTCAGTCAGAGATTGTAGAGGCTCAGTTGAAACCTGCTGAGGTTCAGGCCAGGATTGCTGCCTCTGCTTCTAAGTATCTTTCTGACTCACAAGATCCTACTAAAGAGTTTGAGCGTAGGGTCAAGATTGCTGATCTAGCCTTGAAAGAGAAAGATATTGATACCAAGGCTGATATTGCTCGTCTACAGGTCATTGCTGCAAGGCAAAACTAAAAATATTTTAAAATATTGACAAAAAGTACTTGACAAACTGTTTCAGTTGTGGTAGCATTCGTTTAATTAGTAAGTTTGTAAGCGCTCACATTGGAGATAACGCTTGGAAGATAAAGAACTACAAGATTTTTATGAGATTCGCCTTGATTTGCTTTCCCACGATGGGTGGAATGAACTAGTCAAGGACTTTGAAAACCTACGAGAGAGCGTTGCAGACATTAACAAGTGCGATGATCTTTCAGATTTATGGTACAGGCGTGGACAGTTAGCGATGATTGATTATCTGATCAATCTTAAAGATGCTACTGAGAGGGCTTACGAAGATGTATAGATACTTCGACTTCCAGTGCGCCAAAGGCCATGTAACAGAGCATTTAGTGGAGTCCGATGTGACTTCACTGGAGTGTCCTCATTGTGGTAATGAAGCAATGAGGTTAATTTCTGCCCCACGAATCAGCCTTGATGGTTGTTGCAGTGACTTTCCTACCGCATCCGATGCTTGGGTAAGGCGTAGAGAGAGTCACATGAGATGGGAACAGAAGACTGATAGGACCGAAAGGTAGCGGACAAGAACACCCCGCACAATTTGTAAAAGTGTTCTTCTTAAAAAGCATAGGCTCAAGGAGACTAATATGGCTGCACAGTTTATAGAAGAAGGTACTGATGATTCTACAGAACCGACTGATTCCTTAGTTGAGGATCAAAGTCAGGAAGTTCAAGAGGAAATTCAACAAGAGGCAGAAGCACCACAAGAAGAAGACATTCCTGAAAAATATCGGGGCAAAGATGTCAAAGAGATTATCCGAATGCATGCTGAGGCTGAAAAGCTGATTGGGCGACAGGGTAGTGAAGTTGGTGAACTGCGTAAGATTGTTGATGAATTCATTAAGGCTCAAACTTCAACACAGCAGCAACAGCCCCAGGTAGCAGAAGAGATTGACTTCTTTGCCAACCCTGAACAGGCGGTAGCAAAAGCGATTGAGAATCATCCGAAGGTTAAGCAAGCAGAAATGGCTGCTCTTCAGATGAAACAGGCAGAAACGATTAACTTGTTGAAACAGAATTACCCAGACTTTATGCAGACTGTTGAAGATCCTGCATTTCAGAATTGGGTGGCTTCATCAAAGATTCGTACTCGGTTGTTTGCGGAAGCAAATGCATACGATTATGACTCTGCTGATGAGTTGCTGTCAACATGGAAAGAGCGCAACCAAGTTGCAAAGGCAACTGTAGCCGCTGAAAAGACTGATCGTCAACGCCAACTCAAAGCTGCATCTACGGTTCCTGCACAGGGTAGTGATGAAGCCCCATCTAAGAAGATTTATCGAAGGGCTGATATTATTCGATTGATGCAAACTGATCCTGACCGTTATGATCTTATGCAACCTGAAATAATGGCTGCGTATGCTGAAGGACGAGTTAGGTAATAACTTAACTTTTTAAAAAGGATATTCAAAATGCCCGCACTTGGATCTGGTTCTGGTAATGTAATTCAGAGTAATGTTAACTCTGCTGGTTTTATTCCTGAGGTATGGTCTGATGAGATCATCGCTGCTTACAAGAAGAATCTTGTTGCTGCGAACCTCATCAAGAAGATGAACATGAAAGGTAAGAAGGGCGATGTTGTTCATTTCCCTGCTCCTGCTCGTGCATCTGCTGCTGTTAAGGCTGCTAACACTCAGGTTACTGTTAATGCTGAAAGCGGTACTGAGAAGACTGTTACGATTAACAAGCATTATGAGTACAGCCGTCTGATCGAGGACTTTGCTGAAGTTCAGGCTCTGTCGTCACTTCGTCGGTTCTACACTGATGATGCTGGTTATTCGCTGGCTACTCAGATTGATACTGATGTTATTCGTCTTGGTCGTCTGTCGCAAGGCGGTACTTGGAACGGTACTGATGCTACCTTTACTTATGCTAATGGTTTCATCGGTGGTGATGGCGCTACTGCGTTTGATCCTACGGCTAGCACCAACACTGGAAACGAGACTGCTCTGACTGATGACGGTATCCGTCGTGCTATTCAGCGTCTGGATGATGCTGATGTTCCGATGTCTGGTCGTTTCTTCATCGTTCCTCCTGTTGCTCGTAATGTTCTGATGGGACTGGCTCGCTTCACTGAGCAAGCCTTTACTGGTGAAGTTGGTTCTGGAAACACTATCCGCAATGGTCAAATCGGTGACATCTACGGTGTCAAGGTTTATGTTTCTACCAACGCTGATACGGCTACGACGGCTGGTGCTGGTGATGTGAATCCCCGTGTTTGCTTGATGGCACACCCTGAGTTTGGTGTTCTGGTTGAGCAACTTGGTATTCGTGTTCAGACTCAGTACAAGCAAGAGTATCTTGGTACGTTGTTGACTGCTGACACCCTCTACGGTGTTGGTGAGTTGCGTGATGACTCGGCTGTTGCGCTGATCATCCCTGGTTAATTCTTAACTAGTTCTGCCCAGGCTGTAAAAGGTCTGGGCAGTTTTCTATATTGTTTTACAATTAAGACAATATTGGAAACTGTAAGGAGAGATAATTGGCTATCTATCGTGGTCCTGGTGGTCCTGGTGACGCTACAGGTGACTCAGCAAATGCTGCACAGGTAGCACAAGACTTTGCTACTCAGGCAGGTGCTAGTGCTGCTGCCGCTGCTGCTAGTGCTTCTACTGCCAAC